CCTTGACAAGAATACCAAACTCTAAGTAATCCTAAATGTGCTACAGCGGTTCCATCTGATCTAGCAGCTAACGCTGATACATCGCCAAAAACTGTTGTTGCTCCTGTTCCATCTGATTGATTGACTATTTTGATTACGACGCGATTGTCGTTTTGTTGTAGGATAGTCGGTCCTGTAACTGTATCTGCCATGTTCCCTCCTTAATTAAGAACTGTGGGGCCGAAGCCCCACTTATTTATTTATTTTATTCGTATACGTTTCTACTGCAACATACGTAGTGACAGTTAACTGCTTCCGCAGCGGCTGCACCAGCTTCAATACCAACATATGGAATTAAATCAATATCGTCAGTTAAAGCAGTAGATGGAGTAGTACCTGTTGTTACCGCTGTACCACCAGTTGAACCAGAAGTAGTTGTAACATTATATTGTACACCATTTACAAAAATTGATGCTTTTCTATCTGAATCAATTGTAATTTTTAAGTGATAAGGTGTGTTTGCTGCAACAGTGATAGGTAATTGACTTATGTAGTCAGTACCACCAATGCTGTGAACAAAGTGCCATTTAGTAAAATCAGTAAATGCTTCTGAGTTAGTAGCATCAGTTTGAAATTTAAAATATATTTGGTCATCATCAGTTGCAACTAATTGATCATTAGTTAGTTTTAATCCTGCCCAAACTTTTTGGTTATCAATTGCTGGTAGCATAATTGATGTTTCAAAATGAGTTTCATTTTCTGTTCCCCATTTAGTTCCTGCCCATGCTGTTGCCGCAGTATCTAAGTGTGGTGTTAAAATTGCTTGGTCTTGATCTGCACCTGCTGTTGTTGCTAGAACTCCTGCTGAAGTTGAAGCAAATGTAACTAATGCAGTAGTTACGTTAGTTCCAAGTGCTTCCCAGTTTCTATTTAAAGCACGTTGTACTTCTACTGTTGATACTTGGTCAATGTTTGCATTAAGACCCGGTCTTTGTAAAAACCATTCGTCAAAATAAACTCTTCTAGCATCCTGTATAGGAGTACCAAGAGTTCTATCTGATATTAAACCAGATGTAGTGTTTTTGCTAATTAGCTTCATCCCGTTTTCTGATCGAATAGGACCGCTAAAAGTTGAGTTAGCCATTTTTACCTCGTAAGTAAAGTTATATTGTCTCTACGAGCGTCTGCTAGGGCAGTCAATATAACAAATTATCCTAGTTGCCTTGTGGGGGTATGAATCCCCCACAAGTTAAGAGTAATTATGCTCCCGGTGAACCAAAGATACCTCTAAAGTCAGAGAACCCGAATGAGTATCTCTCTCTAGATTTGTATCTAACGTTTCCAGTTTCAAAATCGCCTTCCATCTTAGTGGAAATTGGCGCTCTTTGGAAGTGTTTTAATCCGTTAGGCGCATCAGTTTTAATGAAAAATGCATCAGTATCAGTTAAGTAGTTATTCACTACATAACCTTGAGGAATCATCCCCATGCTACCAATAGCATTAATATCATTATCAGCCGTACCAACTCTTTGACCAGACTTCATCAGTCTTTCAGCAGTGAATTGAAGATTTACTGGAATAATCATTTTCGTACCGTTGAGAGCGATTTTTAATCCTCTATCGTCAGTAAGTCCAGCAATGTCAATTAACGCTTGCTCTAAAGATGTTTCATTTAGGTCCGCAGCAGTTGATAGTTCGTTTTTAATGTTTCCGCCAGTTGTTGGGTGAGCAGTAGAAAATAATTCTACGCCGTCTCCACCAGTAAAAGAACTGTCAAAACCGTTATTTAAAACGTTTGCAGCTTTTACTTGTTTAGCGTTTGCCATTGAACGAGCTAATGCTTTTGTGTATCTTGAACTGATCTTGTCGTAAAGGTTATCCTCTACGGCTTCTTCAGTGATTGAAAAAGCAAGAGCTATAGTTTCGTGTGTGTAGCGAGCAGTAAAAGACTCAGTCGCATCATCATAATTAATTGATGACCCTTCTGGTTTTACCTGTGCTGTACCGAAACCGGATAGCATTACTTCTTCTTCAAATGCACGATCTGAAGTTTCAGTGTCGAAAATCTCCGTGTGTTGATTTTCGTATCGATTGTATTCTAACCCGAACAAAGCATTAAGACCCGGTTCAAGCTCTTTGACCAGTTGTGATCTAGAAATAGCCATATATGTCTCCTATTAGCCTAATGCTGTTGTTAATAAGTAAGAATGTTCTCCAACATTTGGAATTACATACGCATTGCAGTTTGCACTGGATGTATCACTGTTGTTAGGATCTTTCGAAATACCTATTTGTTTAAATTGTCCAGACGTTGTAACTGAAGTAGTATCTAATTCGCCAGATGATCTGCCAGATGTAGTGCTTCCACTTTTACCAACAAAATCAAACCCACCGAAATTCATCGCTGCTGTTCCAGTTCCGTCGTGTTGAACTTCAAAGACGATTCTTGGATCGTCGTATACCTGTGCAACAATATCAGAAGCATTTGTGCTTGCTGGATAATAATTGCTAAATGTCGGCTTACTAGTCGTAGGGTCAGTATAAAAACATCCGCCGAAAATACCTAGAATTACACTAGGAGTTCCAGAAGAATCGTCAGCCACTTCAATACCACCAGCGGTTACCGCTAATACCGGTGTACCTTGAAATATGCTGGTGCCATAATTGGCTGCAATTTTGTACTCGTTCGTACGAATTAGACCGCCTGTAAGATGCCTTACGGGTCTAAACCCGAATGCTGCGTCTTTATTTGCCATCGTTATTTCCTTTTTTTAAAGGGTTAAGTTTTTTAATTCGATGGACAAAAGAGCTAAAAAATTAGTTCTTTCGGTTACCACCGAAGGTTACACGAGATTGCCTGTCTGGTTTAGAGACCGGCATGCTAGGGTGTTGTTCCTTCAATAAATCATTTGCGACCGCTTCTTCTTTATCTTGCACTTGCTGTTTAAAGTAAGCCATTCGCTCTTCAACGATTTCTGTTGGAATTTTCGCCAGCAGTAAACCACCAACTCCTATTACACCTTGGTATTTACCTTCCTGTATTGTCGGATATTGACCGTCGTCGGAATCGGCTCTTACGAGTTCGAAACCTTCTCTCAATCGAGCATTTAGATTTTTATTATCTTCTTGCCCTAAAGTTTCAGCGCGTATCCACCTATGTTTGTACCCATCGGGTGCAGGAGGTGCGTCAAGGGATGACGGGGGTGCCCATGGTTTCCTACGAGTCGTTTTCTCGCGGGATAAGGCAGCGCGTGGAGTCTTATTTTCATCAATTTTATTCATATGCCTACTCCTTCACGTATTTCGCATATTCTTCTAGTGGCACACCTAATTTTTTAGCAATCGCTACTTGAGATGGCGTGAGTCTCACTGTTTTGCGTCCAGTTCGTGTGGTCCTATTAGCAGAAGCAACAGTTTGGACGGGTTGTTTGCTTCCTTGGACTTCTCCCCCATCGTTAAACTTTTGGGGAAACTCAGTTCGAAGTCTTCTGTCAATCTCTTCGTAGTATTCATCAGAAGATGGATTGTATCCTTCTTCTTCCACAAGTTTCTTGTGAATACCAAACGAAGCGTATGTCATAGCTTCATCTTTACCAAACCACTCATTTTTTTCCGCCCATGCTTCCGCTTTTGGGTCCGGTGGAGCAGCTTGTGGTTGTTGTACATTACTTTGTACAGGTTGTTGAATTGTCTGTCCAGCGTTTTCTTGAGATTTTTCGTATAATTTTCTCTGCTCTTCTGTAGCATTTATACGTTCTTGCTCAATAGCTAGTCTTGCTAGAGCTTGATTTGCTGCTACTTGTGCATCGACATCACCAGCAGATACAGCTTGTTTTAACGAAGCTTTTGCTGACTCAAGTTCTGATTTTACACGTCCAGAAAACTCATTAACATAACCGTCATCAAGTTTTGTAAACTTTGTTTGTAAATCATCGCGTTCTTTTTTTATTTGTTCTGCAAAACTAAGAGCTTCTTTTTCTCTTCGTTCTGACTCACGAATTTTATACGTTAATCTGTCAATACGTTTTTTGACACCTTCACTATACTCTTCGCGTTCATCTTTTTTTTCTTCTTTAACTTCTTTAACTTCTACAACA